CATTGTACCCTAGAACTACACACATGTCAAGTATTAGATGGGGAAACTCGGAGTTAACTTGAGTTAACTGGCAGGGGTGGGATGGTGTGCAGCCGACGAACGGTCGTTGACGAACAGACCTCGTAGCGGGCACACTCTGGTGTGCCCGCAGCGTGAATGTGAATGTCTAAAGTGTGTTACGCGTTACGGGGGGGTAACGAGGGGTTGAAACTTTGCAAGTGCTTGATTTGTAAGAAGGAAACGGCAATGTTACGGTGTTACGTATCGCGGCGGAATGCGCGTTTCCTGGACCCCCCCAAAACGTCCGTAACTAAACTTACATAAACAAGTTTTTACAAACCCCTATATGCGGACGGTTTGACCCTAGCTGTTACGTATTCATATATTTGCGTAACATCGTAACAACATGCATATATCTATCTATCTTTTAATAAATAGATATATAGGAATCAATGACTTACGTCACCGCTGCCGTAGGGGAAAAGCGTTACACTAGACACGTCACGCGCCTGTAACGCCGTAACGCGCCTCATCTCCGCCCCTGCGGTGGTCCCTCCCCTATGCAGATGCCCCTGGGACGCGCGTAGAGCCCGCCTGTGCCCTCGCTGCGCTGAGCAGCATGGGAGGTAGCCACTTGCCCCTCCGACGCAGCCTAGCGCCGCTATTGGCTCCGCGAGTTATCCCGGATAACTCACCCGCGCCCGCCGAGGATAGTTCCCCAGCACGGCCTTGCCGTGCTCTGACATCCAGGGGCTTGACAAGCCCCTGCCCGAGCGGGCACACTACGTGTGCCCGGGTGGCGACGAGTTATCCCGGATAACTCGGCGGTGGCCCTGCCGCCTCGCGGCGGCGCATGCGCACCCCCTCGCGCGCTCGGGGGTACTATCCCAAGCCCCGCGTTCGCGGGGCGAAAAAAAGCCCCGCCGAAGCGGGGCTTGAAGGGTCAGGGTATCAACCGACTGCCAATTTCTTGGCAGTCTTCGCACGCTGCACTGCAGCGCTGATCGCGTCGAACTCATCGGACCAGTCGAACTTAGGGTCATCCTTGGTCAGGTCGACCCCTTGCAGGAAAAGCAGCACCGGGCCGAGGAGGGTCAGGTAACGCTCCTCAAGGGTTGATTTGGTTTGTTTACCCTTGACCGGTGCGGTCTCCAATCGACGGAGCTGCTCGATAAGGTCGGACATGTAAGCCCGAACCCTGCCAGCGCGGATCTTGACGAAGTCCTTGCGCTCTTCACTCATCATCTTCCAATGAATCGACTTGCGATCATCGGCGGCGCGGAGGTCTTCGACTGCGGAGATCTTGAACTCTTGACCGTCTCGCATGTATACCGCCGCGATGGTGTTGCCAAACCGGGTCACGGTCACAAGGTCTTCGACCTCTTGCCGGGTCTCTTCGACCATATCCTTTCCGGTCAGCATCGCGGCGCGGATGCCAACCCCGTAAAGGATGTCAGCCAGAACCGCCCACGTCGTGGCGGCGGCGTCCGTGGCTTTCATTGCAATGGGCAACACCTGCAGGATCTCCGGATTCTTTGCCAGACCGTAACGCCCACCGATGAAACCCTCAGTCGCTGGGGTCCAGTTCGCATCGTCGTCTGTCGGTGTGACAGACTGAGCGTTTACCAGAACCTCAGCGGCGGAGGCCAGAGCGCCCTTAGGCGCATTCTTCAGAATAGCCATGATTGATTCCTTTCAATCAATCGACCATGTGATGCGCACCATTCACCCGAATGCTGCTACATGTGACGTCGTGGTCAGCGATGCCATGAGACGAACTGTAACGGGGTGACATGTTTTGGCAAGGGATAGCAGGGATTGATTGTAGAAACCTACGGGCAATTACCCCACCGGGGCGGCACCCCCCAAAATGTCGTTTGGTTCCATCGCGCCGCTAGGTGCTACTATTCCGCGCCCGCAATGCCCACTTTTTACGTTTCCCTATATATGTTAGTACCCCCTAACTTAGAAACACCCCCCGGTAGGAGTCCCAACCTCCTTGCGTTTTAGAAATTTTGTGGTATGTTCCGCATCACGCTTGGTTCCATACCAAGTTGCGAACAAACATGCCTGATACGTCTGAGCTGATCATTACGCCGGATCTTGGAGTCATCGTGCCTCCAGATGGGACGTCCCACGCATCACTGCGTGAAAGGGCTGCTGCCGCGTGCCGTACGATCCAAGTGCTTACCGATAACGGTTTGGACCCAGAAGCTCTCGCTCCAACGCTGGATGACGAGGAGATAGTGGACAAACTGATGATGGCGTATGCCACAGACGAGGAAACCACCAATCGGGTGGTCAACACGGCGAAGTTTTCGGCCCTGCGCCCTGCAGTAATCTTGCAGTTGGAAGAGTCGTTGCAGGAATTCAGCCACGCGGTGGTGCGTAACGCGGTGCAGATACGCCAGTTTGTGACAAACAAGCTGCTGTTGGAGGCGTCCAACCCCGATCCAAGGGTGCGTATACGTGCATTGGAGCTTCTGGGGAAGGTTTCGGACGTTGGTCTGTTCACGGAACGCTCGGAAGTGACGGTAACTCACCGGTCTACGGACGATTTGAAGCAGTCTCTGCGTGAAAAACTGGAGGCGTTGCGGTCAAAAGCGCTGAAAAACGACGCGGAGGATGCAAAAATCGCCAGTTTTGGGCCTCCGGATGACATTCCCTTGGTCGTAGACCTCGACGCAGAGCTTGGGACTTCCCTGGAGAGTGCAAATTGACGGCTCCTGCAGCCGCAGCATCTGTAGACACGTTTGACGACCTGTCAGACGACGATATTGACCTGTTGGTTGCCAATATCGAGCAGTTTGACGCCTCCGAACAGGAGGAAATCCTGCAGATTGCAGAAGCCCTGGCGGGCAGGAGGCAAGCCCAACGCTGCCGGGACGACCTGATCGAGTTCTGCAAGCACATCCAGCCGGACTACAAGGTAGGTAAGCACCACCGGATCTTGGCTGACATGCTGATGGCGATTGCCGAGGGTAAAAAAGACCGGGTGTGCGTGAACATCCCGCCCCGGCACGGCAAAAGCCAGCTTGTGTCGATTTATTTCCCGGCGTGGTTTATCGGCAAGTACCCCACCAAGAAGGTGCTGATGGTCTCGCACACGTCAGATCTTGCCGTGGACTTCGGGCGCAAGGTGCGTAACATCATCGACACCGATGCTTACAAGCAGGTGTTTCCTACGGTATTTCTTGCGCAGGACAGCAAGTCCGCAGGTCGGTGGAACACGAACGTCGGGGGCGAATACTACGCCTGCGGAGTAGGCTCCGCGTTGGCTGGTCGAGGTGCTGACTTACTTCTGGTGGACGACCCACACAACGAGCAGGACATCATCAACGGTAACTTTGAGGTGTTCGACAAGGCGTATGAGTGGTTTACGTATGGTGCCCGCACTCGCTTGATGCCGGGTGGACGTGTTGCCATCATCCAGACCCGTTGGCATTTGAGTGACTTGACGGGTCGGGTGACCAAGGACATGGGTCAGAACCCCGACGCAGACCAGTATGAAGTGGTGGAGTTTCCTGCGTTGTTTGAACGCAAGGATGGCTCTCAGAGTGCGTTGTGGCCTGAGTTCTATGACGTCTCTGCCCTGCTGCGGACCAAGGCGTCCATGCCGTTGTTCCAGTGGAATGCCCAGTATCAGCAGAACCCCACTGCAGAAGAAGCGTCGGTCATCAAGCGGGAGTGGTGGAACACTTGGGAAGGGGAGGACCCGCCCAGGTGCGAGTACATCATCATGTCTTTGGACGCGGCAGCGGAATCCCACAACCGTGCTGACTTCACGGCGCTTACTACCTGGGGCGTATGGTTCAACGACGAGCAGGATTGCCACAACATCATCTTGCTCAACAGTATCAAGAAGCGCCTGGAGTTCCCAGAATTGAAAGCGCTGGCGCTAGAAGAGTACAAGCAGTGGGAGCCGGACTCGTTCATCGTTGAAAAGAAGTCCAGTGGTACGGCGCTGTATCAGGAGATGAGACGTAGTGGGTTGCCGGTGCAGGAATACACCCCGCACAGAGGTTCCGGGGATAAACTTGCCCGACTCAACTCCGTAGCCGACATCGTCAAGTCCAAGCTGTGCTGGGTGCCACAAACCCGGTGGGCAGAAGAGGTTGTGGAGGAGATCGCTGGGTTTCCGTTTATGGCAAACGACGACTTGGTGGACTCCACGGTAATGGCGCTGATGCGGTTTCGCCAAGGTGGGTTTGTACGCTTGCCTACGGACGAGCGGGAAGAACAACGGTACTTCAAGAGCAGCAGGCGTACTGCTTACTACTAAGGACAGATCATGGCTACAAACATTGCCCAAGCCCTCACTCCGCTTGACCCCACTCTCATGGGTGACGAGCCCGCCATCGAGATTGAAATCGAGGACCCCGAAGCGGTCAAGATAGGAATTGACGGCGTCGAGATCGAATTAACGCCAGAAACCCCCACTGCGGAACAGTTTGACGCGAACTTGGCCGAGTTCATGGACGAGGGGGAGCTGCAGTCCCTGGCGTCCGAGATCATTGCCTTGGTGGACGCGGACATCAACTCGCGCAAGGACTGGGCGGAAGCCTACGTCAAGGGGTTGGAAGTCCTGGGTATGAAGTATGAGGAGCGCACTGAGCCGTGGAGCGGGGCTTGCGGTGCGTACTCCCCGCTGCTGACAGAAGCTGCAGTGAGATTCCAGTCAGAGTTGATCACGGAGACATTCCCCGCGCAGGGGCCGGTCAAGACTCAGATTATCGGGGAAGAGACCCAGGAGAAGAAGGAAGCTGCGTCTCGCGTGCAGGACGACATGAACTTCCGCCTCACAGAAGAGATGGTGGAGTACCGGTCCGAGCATGAGCGGATGCTGTTCAACCTGGGCTTGTCGGGGTCTGCGTTCAAGAAGATCTACTTCGACCCAAGCCTTGATCGCCCTGCGGCTCCGTTCATTCCCGCAGAAGACATGATCATCCCCTACGGGGCGTCAAACATCTACAGCGCCGAGCGTGTGACTCACGTCATGCGCAAGACCGAGAACGAGCTGAAGCGGCTGCAAGCCTCTGGCTTCTACCGCGATGTGGACCTCGGGGAGCCTGTGCCGTACCACTCCGACATTGAGGAGAAGAAGGCTGAAGAGGGTGGGTACTCACTAACTGATGACGACCGCTACGCGCTGTACGAAGTACACGCAGACCTCGTGATTGACGGGCTTGATGACGAGGACGGGCTGGCTAAGCCGTACGTGGTTACGTTGGACAAGGGCACCGGCAAGGTACTGGCGATACGCCGCAACTGGAACCCGGAAGACCCGCTTCAGTTCAAGCGTCAGTACTTCGTGCACTACGTCTACGTGCCGGGGTTTGGCTTCTATGGTCTGGGTCTCATTCATATCGTGGGTGGCTACGCCCGCGCAGGGACTTCACTGATACGCCAGCTTGTTGATGCTGGCACGCTGGCTAACTTGCCCGGGGGTCTCAAGACCCGAGGCTTGCGCATTAAAGGTGACGACACGCCCATCCCGCCCGGTGAGTTCAGGGATGTCGATGTGCCAAGCGGCAGTATCAAAGACAACATCATGACGCTCCCTTACAAGGAGCCGAGTCAGACTCTGCTGGCGTTGTTGAACCAGATCACTGAAGAGGGACGGCGCTTGGGTGCCATCTCTGACATGAACATCAGTGATATGAGTGCTAACGCACCCGTAGGCACTACGCTTGCTCTCCTTGAGCGTACGCTCAAACCGATGGCGGCTGTACAGTCACGCGTCCACTACGCGATGAAGCAGGAGTTCA